AACGGTTGATGCCGCTGTTGAATTTCTAATGGGCAGGTAAGCCCGAAGGAGCAAAAAAATGACTGTGTTCACAACACAAAACGCTGTCGGTGAGAAAGAGCAACTCGCCGACATCATTTACCGGATTGATCCGGCAGAAACACCAATTTTTTCCAATGTGAAAAAAGAAACCTCAAACGGCATTTTCGTCGAGTGGCAAGTTCAGGAGCTGACCGCTGCGTCTGCTACTAACTACCACAACGAAGGTGCAACCACCGCAACTGCTGCGGCAACACCAACTGCACGGATTGGTAACTACCACCAAATCTCAAAGAAGGTGTTTGCTACATCAGGCACACTGGATGCCGTCGATTCCGCGGGCCGTGAGCGGGAACATAATTATCAAAAGGTCCTCAAGGCCCTTGAGCTGCGTCGTGACATCGAAAAAGCAATCGGTGACACAGACGTTGCACGCGACGGTTCAGACCCACGCAAGTCAGCTTCACTGACCTGCTGGATGTCAAATGGTAGTGTGGGTGCCACCGGAGCCTTTGCTGTTGGTGCCGACGGCACAACAACAATCACGTCAGGCACGGCCCGCCCGCTGACACTGGCCCTCATCGAAGATGGGATGCAGGATGCGTGGGAAGACGGCGGAAACCCTCGCCTGATGATCGCGTCAGCGACCAACCGTGCGAACTTCTCAGACCTGTCTGCTTCAGGCAATCTGGTGTCAAACGACGTAAACATGACTGCCGCTAAGGAAGTCACATACGTCGGGTCTACCAGTGTTTTCCTGACCGACTTCGGTACTGTTGAGGCGGTTCCATCACGCTTGATGGGTAACGACCGGGTGTTCTTGATTGACCCAGACTTCGTGTCAATCTGCACACTGAACGGACGTAACTTCCTTGAGCAGGAGCTTTCTCAGGACGGTGACGCAAAAACGTCGCATCTGGTGTCGGAGTGGGCGCTCAAGCCTACCGCGCCTAAGGCACACGCGGTTATCTTCGATCTTAACGGATCATAATAAATCTGAGGGGGCGGGCGACTGCCCCCTCTCTTCTAGAGGGAGACGACATGAAACGAGTTTTGTATACTGACCCCTACACCGCCAAAGAGGTGGTAATGGATCAGCGCTCTGATGGCACGGACATCATTGAGACGACCCAGCGCTTTGACACGCTGGTAAAGCTAAACCGTCAAATGAATAACGACTACACAAAGGGCAACATGATTGGGAATACCCAGCGCCATATGCAGCACGTAGCAGAAATACCAAATGTAGTGTATAATCACCTAATCGAGACGCTCGGCACACCGCAGGAAAACCCAAAGGGCTGGAAGGCGTGGCTGAACAGTAACGAGAACAGAGATTTTAGAACTGGTGGCGGGCATATCTGATGGCAGTTGATACCTACACAAACCTCCAAACCGCTGTAGCCAATTTTTTGGCACGCGACGATTTGACGGCGCAAATCCCTGACTTCATCACAATGGCCGAGGCACGCATGAGCCGCGAGCTTGAAACACGCAGTCAGGAAAAGCGCGCGACAGCGTCGACTGTTGGCGGCAACGAATACCTCTCACTGCCAACCGACTTGCGTGAGGTGCGTGAGGTAAAGCTGAACACATCACCGCTGACCGTTCTTAGCTATTACAGCCCAGTCGCTCTGGACGAGAAGTTTGCGTCGAGCGGTCAGGGTAAGCCACTTGGCTACAGCGTTATCGGCGACGAGATCAAGCTGCGCCCTGTGCCAGACACCACCTATTCTTTGGAGATCGTTTACATTGGCTCTATTACGCCATTGTCAGCGGTAAACCAGACAAACAACATTCTGTCGCGCTCGCCGGATGCCTACCTTTACGGAGCGTTGGCTGAGGCGTATGCTTACCTTTTGGATGAGCAGCGTGCCTCTCAATATCTCCAGCGCTTTAACTTGGCGCTTGAGGAGATAAAAATTGACGAGGAGCGCTCACATTATGGCACCGGCTCGCTGGCTATGAGCAGCATTTACCAGCGGCAAAACACAGCAGCGGAGAGCTAAATTATGTCTGCAATGAGTGACTATCTTGAGAATGAAATTCTCGACCATATCCTTGGAACCGGCGCATATACGATGCCGACCACGGTTTACGTCGGCCTGTCGACTGCATCGTTCAACGACGACAACAGCGGCACCGAGTTGACCGGCAATAACTATGCGCGTGAGGCAGCGACATTTACAGCCGCAGCATCTGGCACAACCTCAAATAGTGCGGCGGTTGAGTTTAATGCGGCCACCGGATCTTGGGGCTTGGTCTCGCATTTCGGCATCTTTGACGCCCTCAGCGGCGGAAATCTACTGATCCACGGTGCGTTCACTACAGCCAAGACAATCGGCAACGGCGACATCTTGAAAATACCGACAGGTGACTTAGACATCACCGCAGCTTAGGAACGGTAATGGCTACAGGTACTCCGCACCTAGACAACTTTACATCTAGCATCGACGCGCTGCCATATTCTTTGGACAGCGCGTTACTGCTTACTAAAGTTGACTGGTCAAACCCAGACTTAGAGCAGCTAGATAATTGGGGTACGCTTGAGCAGTTAGATGCCTACGGCCTAACACTTGACCAGTTAGATCAGCTACAAGTTCTGGCGTTTGAAGGGTCAGCGTCCGTGGCTATTACAGCTACTGGCGCGGTTCAGTTTGCTATTGAGTTTGGTGGCGCGGCAACAATAGCCGCAACAGCCTCAGCGACGCCAGAAGTTGTGCGGCAGGTGGGCGCATCTGAAAACGTCGCTGTCACATCAACAGGCGACGCCAAGCGCGTACAAAGCGTGTCAGCGTCAGTCACTGGCGCGGCTGGCGTTACGGCTAACGCCATCTTTATCGCATCCTACGGAGGCGCTGCCACAGTCGCCTTTAACACTACGGCTCAGGCATTTGTTGTGCTAAGGGTTGATGGTGATGCCACCGCAGCGATTACATCAGCGTCTGCGCCGGTCGGCACGTTTGTGGTGTCGGGGTCGGCAAATGTTGCGGTGAGTGGTACAATCACCGGAGAAATATTAGGCGAGGCGTGGACAGACGCAGCAGACACTGCCGCAATTTGGACTGACACCACGGACACACCGGCCATTTGGTCGACTGTGACGTCTGGCGCAACAGGAGTTTGGTTAGGGCAATGATTACGTTTGGTGAATGGCTGCCAGATCAGCCCGACTTCTCAAATACTGGCGTCGTTGAGGCGACAAATGTTATTCCTGCGGCTAACGGATACCGCAGTATCCCCGGGTTTGTGCAATATTCAAACGCCGCATCAAACACGATATTAAACATATTCGCCGCAAAGCAAAACGACGGCTCTGTAAAGCTGTTTGCCGGTGATAGCGCGAAACTCTATTCCTTTAACGCTGGCACAACCAATCTAGACGACATAAGCAAGGCAGGCACGCCCGCCTATGACTTAGTCAGTGGCGAGCGTTGGCGCTTTGTTCAATTTGGTGACACGATTATCGCATCTGGCGGCATTGGCGAAGAGCTGCAAAAACTACAGCTTGGTGTCGATAGTACGTTTTCTGACTTGTCCGGCACGCCACCAAAGGCTGACTTTATTGCCGTTGTGCGTGACTTTGTGTGGACGGCCAACATCGACGATGGCGCTGGACGCGTGCCTTATAAAGTAAAGTGGTCAGGCTTTAACGACCCGACAAGCTGGGTGGCTGGCACGGATCAATCTGATTTCCAAGAAATACCCGACGCCGGTGCAATTACTGGAATGGTCGGCGGGGAATACTGCACGATCCTGATGGAGCGTGCGATTGTGCGTGCTACATACACTGGCCCGCCACTAATCTGGCAGTTCGATAAGGTTGAGACGGCGCGTGGCTGTCAGGTTCCCGGCTCTGTTTGCAATATCGGGCATATGGTGTTTTACCTGTCAGACGACGGCTTCTATATGTTCGATGGGTCGCGCTCTCAGCCTATCGGCGCGGAGAAAGTGAACAGGTTTTTCCTTGAGGAAGATTTTAACATTTCCTACAAAGACAAGATGACATCAACCGTAGACCCGCAAAATCAAATTGCAATTTGGTCTTATGTGTCAAATAGCTCAATAGACGGCACGCCAGACCGGCTACTGATTTACAACTACGCTTTAAGCCGCTGGTCTCTGGCGAATGTAAGAAACGATTTGGTTGCGCCGTTCTTTACGCCGGGCTACACGCTAGAAGATTTGGATAATCTGAACACGAGCATAGACGCACTTCCAGCGTCTCTTGATAGCGCGCTATATAAGGGCGGTCAGTTTATTTTTGGCGGCGCTTTAGGCGGTAATATTCATGCGTTTTCTGGCAACCCAATAGCGGCCACAGTCACAACAGGTGAGGCTGCTGTTCAGGTCGGAAACCACGCAATTATTACGCGCGTCTATCCATACCACGAGGGCGGCGACGTTTCGATTTCGGTAGGATTGCGCGGAACCCCTACAGATCTAGTTAATTACGTTTCTGGTGGAAATACAAACGCCTCAGGATTTGTGCCATTTAGGGCGCATGACCGATATCACCGCGTAAGGATGGAGCTGACCGGAGACTGGTCATACGCGCACGGCGTCGATATTGATGTAAGGGCGGTAGGCAGACGATGACTATTGAGCAGCGCGTTACTAACTTTCGCACTTTAAATCCGGTCACGGCTACGACACGCGAGATTGCCGAGGTTCTAAACCGCACGATTAACGGCGGCTTAAATAGCGTTGGCTATGTGACGTTTCCGGCAAGCACAACGCAGACCACTGTGCAAGACCCGCGCTATTCGACGTCTAGCTTAGTGTTTTTTACTGGTGTTAATCACGACCCTTGGCACCACAATCCGTATATAGACGGCACAAGCACTAACGGAACTATGGTTATTAACCACGACAATCAGGGACACGATGCAGACTTCGCCTACCTTA